TCGCCACGAGTCACCGAACCACCCGCCGGCGAGGATCGCCGCCGGACCGTCGCCGGGTAACGGGCGTAAACCACGGGCGTCGCCGGCCCAAACGGGCGTAGGAGGACCTATGACCACGAGACGCAAGTTCAACCTTCAGCTGTTCGCAGAGACCCCGGGCGCCGGTACTGGCGCCCCTGACCCCGGTCCCGAAGGGGCAGCTCCGGCTGCTGGGACTTCCGCTACGCCCCCTGCCGCCGGGGGGGAGCCGGGCGAACCGGCTTGGACGCCTGAGAAGGACGTTGCTTTTGGCAAGCGGCTGGCTCAGGAACGGGCGAAGATTCAGGCGGAAGAGCGCACGGCAATCGAGGCGGAACTGCGGAAGCAGTACGCCTCGCACATCAAGCTGGGCGAGGCGCTTCGACAGAGCGGGTACGACCCGGGTCACCTCATGACCGAATGGGAGCGCCAGCAGATCCAGGCGCAGGCCCAGCAGGCGGGCGTCGACCCGCAGCTGTACCAGCAGTTCCAGCAGATGCAGCAGGAGATCCAATCGCTCAAGGGCAGTGATCGGGTCAAGGCACTGGATGGTGAGGCTACCGCCCTCCGCCAGGAGCATGGCTCGCTCTTTGACCAGTACGCCCAGCAGGCGCTTGACCGGGCCACGCGCACGGGCGAGACGCTGAACGAGGCGTTCGGCGCCCTGGCCTGGCGAGAGATCGCCAAGGCTGAGCGGGGCAAGGCGGAGCAGGAGGTACTCGCTCGGGTCACCGGCCGGGATGCCAAGGGCGCCCCCGTCAACGCCGGCGGCGGCCCGGGGGTTACCCCGGAGAACGACGTGCGGAAGATGCCCAAAGACCAGTTCGAGCAGCTGATCAAGGATGTAAAGGCCGGGCGGCGCACCTCTCTCTAAGAGGGCGACCTCCCGGACCATCACAGGGAGGAATTCACCCATGGCCACTACGACAACCGGTACCGCCGGCATTTCGGCGGAGTTTCCTGCGGCTTACTACAGCCGCGTGACCCTGGACCGGGCGCTGCCCGCGTTCCTACACAACAAGTACGGGTTCAAGGCGCCCCTGCCGAAGAACAACGGTTCCACGATCCAGAAGCGCCGCTGGGAGCGGATGGCCGCCAAGACGGCCGCTCTGACTGAGGGCGTCGTGCCGGCGGAGTCCAGCTTCACCATCACCGGTATCACTGCGACCGTGGCGGAGTACGGCGATTTCGTCAAGTTCTCCGACCTGGTGGAGTGGACCGGCCTCGACCCGGTGCTGACGGAACTCTCCGAGCTGCTCGGCGAGGCCGCCGGCGACTCCATCGACCAGATCGTGCGCACGGAGCTGACCACCGGTACCAACGTGCTTTACGCGAACGGCACGGCGAGAAACCAGGTCAACACTGCTTTCTCCGCCACGCTGGTCCGTAAGGCCAGGCGCTTCCTGCGTGGCCAGAACGCCAAGCCGCTCAAGGGCAGCGACTTCTGCGCGCTCACGCACACCGATGTCATCTACGACATCCAGGGCGATACCAAGTTCGAGCTGCGCGGCCAGTACCGCACCGATGCCTCCAACGGTATCGAGGACGGCGAGGCAGGCCGGCTGTATTCCGTCCGGTTCGACGAGACCACCAACGCCCGGATTGTCGCTGACGGTGGCGGTGCGGCCGGTGCTATGAAGTCTACCGGCGCCGTCAACGCTGATGTGTACCTCACCGTCGTGCTGGCTAAGGATGCCTACATGACGGTGGACCTCGAGGGCGAGGGCTCCGACAAGGCGATGCGGACCATCTTCAAGCCCAAGGGCAGCGCAGGCTCCGCCGACCCGCTGGAGCAGATCCAGACGGCTGGCTGGAAAGCCGTGTTCGCCGCCAAGCGGGTGAACGAGAGCTTCATGGTCCGGATCGAGTCCGCCGCGACCGCCTAAGATCACGTAGCGCAAACGGGGGCGCCCTAGCGGTGGGGCGCCCCTCTACTTCAAGGAGGACCGTATGGCTGAGAAAAAGCAAGCTCCGGACCAGTTCGCTGAAGATATCCGGAAGGATTCGCAGGCGCTCCAGACCCGGGACGAGCTGCGCCGGCAGGACCAAGTCCCCGTGTACCTCCAGTGGACAGAGGATGACGAGAAGAACGCCCAGGCCGGCAAGGCGCTGCCCTATCCCCGCGTTGAGGGCGTCAACATCAACGGCGTGCAGTATTACCTGACGCGCGGCGAGATGCGGCAAGTGCCGGTGAGCGTGGCCGTGGTGCTGGCGAATGCCGGCAAGATCCCGTGGTCCATGGTGCCCGACTGCGACGACAAGGAGCGCTACCTCGCAGACCTGGCTGAGCTGAAGCGGGAACGCGAGGCGCGCTACGCGGGGATCGGCGAGGGCCTGGTGCGTTAGCACTGGGCCTATCACCTGCCGGGAGAGTGAGCAGGCATGGGTAAGATTGATGCCTCCGCCGATGAGATCGCCCGCCTCAGTAGCGGGCTGTGGTCTGTCAACAACACATCTGCAGCGAACGCAGCTGTAACGACCAGCAAAGCAGCCGAACCGGGCAAGCGGCACTACGTTACAGGCTTCTCCGCCGTGATCAGCGGTGCCGCCGCTGCCAACGACATCTCCGTTGAACTTCGGGACGGAGCGACGGTTAAATGGCGGGAGTACATCGGCAGCGGTGCTGCCCGGGGGGCGCGCGTGGCCGTCAACCTGGGGACGGGTGGAATTGAAATGTCGGTAAATGCGGCCGTCAATCTCGTTGTCTCCGCCGGCGGTGCCGGGGTTGTGACGGATGCGAACCTCGTGGGGTTCACGGCTCCTTAGTGAGCCGACCAGGTCGAATACCAGGAGAGTGAGACGGTATGGCCGACAAGGTTGACCTGAGTTTCGAAGAGCTCCTTCGCTATGTAGGTGAGCTGGGGGCGGATCAACAGTACCATCTCCGCACGTCACTAACGGCCAGTAATGTGACATACGCCACCCCGACCCACACCGTCCTGGGCGTCACCAACGCGAACCAGGTCGCTCTCGCCGCCAACGCCAGCCGCAAGTATGCCCTGTTCATCAACGACAGCGCCAACGTCATCTACCTCAAACTCGGAGCCTCAGCAGTTGTGAATCAAGGCATTCGTCTGAACGCCAACGGTGGCAGCTACGAAATGAGGTCTGGTGATGGGACTTTGTACCCCGGCGCCGTCAACGCGATCGCGCCGGTGGCAGGACCGTCGAATCTACTCATCACCGAAGGGGTGTAACTCATGGCTCTTGTCAACATCGTTTCGGAGCAGATCGCCCAGGGTGGTGGGCAGTTGTCTTTTGATACCAACGGCAACCTTGTTGGTACGGATGGCATCAGGATTGGATCAGGCTCCAAACACGGCTACTTCAGCATTCTGGCCTCCCGCTCAACAATCGATTGGCACGCATTTGAGGATTGGGTTCAGTTAAACACCACAGACACGGGCCTTGGATATGCCAGTTTCGACGCCAAGCCGACGATGACTAACTCGCTTGCGCAGGGCCACTTTGTTGGGTACCAGGCTCGGCAAATCTACAACGGCTCTGCCAATCTGACCAGTTACATGCACGGCTATGACACCGATATGCAGCACACCGGGACCGGGACGATTCAACTGGCGGCGGGTGTGTATCTGAAGGACGTAGGTGGCACGGGACCAATCACCTACGACTATGGCATCTACATCGAGAACATCGCCCGCGCCACGAATGTCAACAACAACTACGCAATCTACGCCGTCGGTGGAAAGAACTACTTCGGCGGACAGATCACGTGCCCCTTGATTCTGACCGGCGTTCAGAATTTCGGGCTGAACTACGGTGTTGACGTGGCTGGCAAGATCATCAATATCGGCTTCGGTACAGCGGGTCAGACCCAATTCGGCACCATCGACATCTACAACGGCAAGAACGGTAAGGTTGCCAGCATCACCAGCGCTGGGCTTTCACTGGTTTCAAGCAGCCTGTTCCTAGGGTCATTTACCGTCGCAACGTTGCCGACCGCTTCCGAAGGCGCAGTTGCCTATTGCACCAACGGTCGAAAGACAGGGGAAGGTGCAGGAGTTGGCACGGGTGTTCCTGTCTATTATTCGGCTGGGGCCTGGAAGGTCTTCTCGACCGACGCGACGGTAGCAGCATAACCAAGGAGGTTCACATGAACAAGCCGTTCGATCTACTGGTGGCTGACTTTCGGGACCAACTCAGTAAGGCGGTCAACGAGTCGCGATTGCCAATCACGATGGTCTCCGCTGTCGTCCGCGACCTTGCCAACGAGGTTGGAGAGATGGAGAGGCAGACAATCGAACACCTGCGACAACAACGGGTGGCGCACCAGAACACACTGTCCCAGACAGCGGCCCCACCCGAAGAGCACGAACCTCCCGCGGAGCCGAACGCCTAATGTAACGCATGGCTCGTAATATCACTAACGGAATCGAATGTTCGAAGGGGCGCCCTCCAGTGGGGGCCCCTTCTCTCATGGAGGTGAGACGGTGGACAGGGTGACTCTTCGCGGCCAAGCCCGCTCCGTGCTGAACGAGCCCGTCGCATCGTTCTGGCAGGACACGGAGCTGAACGACTGGATCAACTGGGCGATCCGTGAGCTGGCAGCCATGATCCGGGTGGAGTCAAACAACTCCATCACGGGCAATACGGTCAACGGAACGGGGACGCTCACCCTGGGCGCCGGCGTCATGCGGATCGTGACCGTGCGCGCCAACAGCACGCCGCTCAAGAGGATCGTGCTCGCCGACGTGGTCCGGTTGAACCTCGATCTGACCGCAAAGGGCAGCCCGACGCACTACTACACGACGATCGACGGCAGCACGGGCGCCCTGGTGATGAACTGGTACCCGATCCCTGACGCTGCCTACGCCTACCAGGTCTACACGGTGAACGAGCTGACCGATCTGACCTCCGACACAGGCGCCGGCAGCACGCCTGCCTTTCCGGCCAGACACCATCACCGGCTGCTCTCCAAGGTATGGGCCATGGCCTACGCCAAGGGCGGCCGTGACTACGGCGCATCCACTGGGTTCTCCCAGCAGTGGGAGAAGGTGGACCTCCCGACGATCGTGGCTGACCTGATGAATACCCAGGACGAGGGCTACACGATCCGCTACGTGGATCCCGAACAGCCAAGCCCGGGGAGCTTCAATCCACTGGACTGGCCGTAAGGAGGTGACCGGGCGCCATGCCCAAGTTCCCCAGCTCCGCTGGCCATACCGAACGGTTTCAGTGGCCCGTGCCCGGACGCCGGCTCGGCGGGGTGAACCTGCGCGACGACCCGGTACGCGTGCCGTTCCACCAGTTCACCGTGATCAAGAACTGCTACACGCGGGAGGGCGCCCCGGCCCGGCGGATGGGCTACGGCGCGTTCTTGGCGGCCGCCCTGGCGTCGCAGGTCAAGAGCTTCGCCTTCATGCAGAAGGCGGATGACACGACCCGTTGGCTCGCCTTCGCCGGCACGACGGCCTACAGCCTGACCGGTGATCCGGGCGCCGGCGTGGCCACAGATACGACGGCCGGGTTCACGACGACGAACCGGAAGCGGGCCCGGCAATACAACGACATCCTCTATGCTGTGGAGGGCGCCGGCGGCGTCCGCCAGTACGATGCGGCTGCCTGGAGCGCTGTGGCTGCCTACGCCGCCGGCGACAACGACTTTGGCACGGTGAGCTTCAACACCGTGCGTCATATCGCTGTGGGGTTCGACCGTACCTGGTACGCAGGGTCAGCCACATACCCGCAGTATCTCTGGCCGTCCGAGATCGGGCAGCCGAACTACTGCAAAGTTGGTATGGTGGTCAAGATCGACAGCCAGGACGGCCAGGACATCACCGGCCTGCTTGAATGGGGCGCTTACATCCTCGTGCCGAAGGAGCGCTCCATCTGGGCCGTGCCGAACAAGTCGCCGGCGGATTCCTCCTTCCGGCAGATCCGGATCACGGCGGCCGTGGGCTGCCCATCGGGTGACACGCTTCAGGGCTGGGACAAGTACGCTTTCTTCCTGGGCAGCGACGCCCGGGTGCATGTGGTCTACCTGGGCGGCTTCGCTGATGACCTCAAGGTACGGTCCATCTCCGGCCTGATCCAGCCGGCGCTCGACGCACTCACTGCCGCTGAACGAGCTTCGGCTGAAGCGCTGGTGATGAACGACTACTACATCCTTGCCGCGGGCGGCAAGTGGTACGTCCTCGATCTCCCGGCGAGCGATCTGCGCTCGGACGAAGGCGCCGTGTGGCATGTCTACGAGCATGCCAGTCCGCAGACGGCCCTGTTCCTTCACCCGACGAAGGGGGAGCTCTACAGCGCGGGTACCGCCGGCCAGGTTCGGGTCCACGGCTCCAGCGTGAGCGCCAACGGCTTGCGCACCACGTACGACGACGACGCCGGCACGCCGATCGACTGGAAATGGGAGACCGGCTGGTTTCACAGTGGCGCCGAAGAGCGGCAGAACCTGTTCACGCAGCTGGTGGGGCAGGTCAAGGCGACGCCTGGCAGCCAGGTGCTCAAGCTCGAGGTGGATACGGATGCACAGGCCGGACTCAAGACGTACGTCGTCGACTGCAAGGGCGCCGGATTCGTGCTCGGGCAATCGCTGCTCGGTTCTACGAAGCTCGGGCTGAGCAACTTCACGTCGCCCATCAATCAGACGCCGCCTTCGATCGGGCGGCGCTGGCGCTTCCGGGGGTACCGCAGTACGGATACCAAGCAGACGAAGGTGTACAGCGTCGTCTTGTACTTCCGGCGTCTCTCAGCCTTTTAGGGAGGGATTACGTTGGCAACGAAGCCTGTCCCGGGTGTGCAGGACGGCGAGGTGTTCACTCGTGCCGCCCTGGACGCGATGGTTGATCCGCTGTACACGAGCATTACCAATGCGAACGTCGATCCAGCTGCCGCTATCGCGGGGAGCAAGCTGGCAGCAGCCGCCGTCACGGATCGAGAGATCGACTACACGGCCGTGCGTAACAACCTGATCTTCTGGATGCTGCGATAGGAGGGACAGTATGGCAACGGCAAACCCCAAGAAGCTCTACCAGGGCCAGCCAGGTACCGGCGCAGCTGCGACGGTGTACACGGCGCTCGTCGGCGGGGCGATGATCACGACCATCTCCATGTGCAACACGACGGCCAACGCCGCCAAGTTCCGGTTGCACATCGTTCCGGCCGCCGGCGCAGCGGCAGTGGGTAACGCCGTTTTCTACGACTACAGCGTGGGCGGCAACGACACGCCGGTGCTGGAGACGGCGATCCCGCTCGCGTCTGGTGACATGATCCAGGTTACGCAGACGACGGCCAGCGCGATCACGCTGGGGATCTTCGGCCTGGAGGTGTCGTAGCATGAGCCGTGGGTATCAAAGACCCGTGGCGCCCGGCAAGGGTGTGGCGAAGGGTGAGTACATTCTGACCCTAATGCCGTCTCAAACAGCTAATGTGACGACAGCAAACGCAACGTACACAGGCATCAGCCGAAGCTACGTGGCCTACTGGGATCCGTCTAACTGGCCGACCGCTATGACATGGACCATTGAGACACTGCGCAACGGCTTCGGGTACGTCGGGATTTTCCAGTACGACAATTCCAATGCAAACCTAATCATGGGGGCAGTGCTAGGTGAGCAGTTCGACGGCACCGGGTACGCCAATCCTCCAGTTCCCTTCCGTGGTGGGAATGTGGTGATGCCAGGGACGGCCATGTGGCTAACCGTCGCAATCAAGCAGACCAATACCCCGAACGTTTCGGTGAACGGCGTCAGGCTTATCGGCATTCCCAGCTAAGGGAGGTGGGCCAGGTGCCCTCTTATGTGTACCTCACGCCCGACTTCAGCAAGCAGTACCAGGCGAAGACCGGGCGGGCGCCCAGCGGGTCCGTCGTGTCTCAGGACGACTTCGCCAAGATGGCCGGCGAGGCGGGGATCTCCGCGGCTGGGTACGGCGGGGCGACTGGTGATACCGGTGAGGCGACGATCCTGAACGCTCAGAAGTCCGGCCAGTGGGTGAACCCCGTCACCGGCGGGGGCGCCCCGAAGCCTCAGGCTCCGCCCGCCGTGGTGCCGCCTACGCCCTTGCCGATGACGCCGGAGGCGCAGAAGTTGGGCGCCGGTCTAGTCGGCAGTGCGATCTCTTCAGGGCAGATCACGCCGGACCAGGTGAAGGCTAACGCCTCCCAGTACGGGGTCGACCTAACGAAGAATTTCGGCGCCAACGCCGTGCCGGGACTCTACACGCCGCCGGCGACTCCAAACCAACCCGGCACAGTTGGCCCGGGCTCACAACCACTCACCTTCGCCGATTGGCTCAAGGCCCAGGGAGTTACACTGCCGGAAATCGGCAAGTTCAGCTTTGACCCGACAGAAGCGGCGAGGGCAGCCGCGGCCGAAGCGGATCTGGCCCTGGCGCCCCAGCGCAGCACGATCAACTTCAATGCGCAGCAGCGGATCGGGCAGCAGCGAGCCCGGGGTGACGCCCTGCTCCAGAAGCTCAAAGAGTCCCAGGCCGCCCGTCGGCTGTTTACCTCCCCCGTGGGGCTCTACACAGAGCAGGAGCAGGTCAAGGCGAACGAAGCCGCAGTCCATGGGATCGAGGACACGCGCGACCAGCAGCTGGCTAACCTGGAGCTGCAGAAGGCGAACCAGATTGCCGCGGGCATCGACAAGCGCCGCTCTACCGCCTTTAGTCAGTTCCTCGACCAGGCCAAGCTCACCATGTCACAGCGGTCAGAGGCGATGAAGCTGTGGGTCTCGACGATGCAGGAGGCCGGCAAGAACGACCGGGCATCTGCCGATCGGGCGGTCCGCGAGGCGATCGCCATGATGCAGGAGGACGGCCGTAACCTGCGAGCTGCCGACTCGAATGCAACGGCCAACCGGCGGATTGACGCCTCGATCGCGGAGAACCTGTCCAAGCAGACGGGCTATGTCGTCGGCCTGGACGGGCAGCTGGTGCGTGACGAGCAAGGGCAGCCCATCCGCACGCTTGACGGCGCCCGGTTCGATTGGGATAAGCAGAAGTTCATCATCTCCGAGGGCAACAAGAAGGACTACCAGGACGCCCTGCTGGAGATCCGCCGGCAAGGGATCATCAACGACGCTACCTACAACGAAGCCCGGCTGGAGATCCAGCGCGGGGAGCTGTCCGTGCGGAATGCCCAGCTGCTGGAGACGAACCGGCACAACCAGGCGATGGAAACGATCGACGCCAGCAAGGGAACGAGCGGCAGCGGATCTACAGCATGGAAGGGCCTACTGAATGACCTTGGGCGATTGGATGACCCGATCGGTCCGTACCGTAACATGCCTGATCGGTCGAAGTACGATTCGGCGATTGCGATCATCGGCCGCTATCAGGGGCAGCTCACGGACGCTGACAGGACCGCCTTGCAGCAGTTGTTCAAAACCAGAGGCTGGGATAAGTACGCCAAGTAGGGGGTGAAACGATGGCCTTCAAGAATGAGAACGGGGGTGCTGGGCTCCCACGGCAGGATGGCGGGGGCGCCTCCGGTGGTGACGTTGAATCGTGGCTGTGGGGGAACGGACAGAAGCCCAAGGCGACGCCAAGCTCCGCCCAGGTGCCAGCGAAGAACGATCCCGCGTCGTGGCTCTGGGCGGGAGCTGACATGCCGGCTCAGGGGCAGGCAACGCCACAAGCGGATGCCAACGCAAGTACCGAATTCGGGCAGGGCGGAAAAACGCCGCTGGGCTATTTCGGCCGTGCATGGGAGTTGTTCAGCAAACTCCACTTTGCCGCCATGAAGAACGGTGAGGCGTACAGCGCCACGCCGGATCTCATCCAGGCTGCGGCGGCAGCAGCTCAAGCGAAGAGTACACCGGAACGGGTACTTTCCTTCCTCCTCGGCCTGGTCAATCCGAAGGCCGGCTCCGCCGTGGCAACCACTCCCCGCCAAGCTGTTGAGTTTGTGAAGGGGAATACGCAGGCGCTACCCGGGGCCAAGGACGTGATGTTCGACGACCAGACCATCAAGGAGCATCCCTACCTGACGGGTGCCGCCGGATGGACAGCAGAAGCCCTCACGAACCCCCTCAACCTGCTGACACTCGAGGGCGGCACGGTGGCCAAAGGCTTGAACATGACGGTCAAGGGCGTCTCAGCCGCTGAACTTGCCACGCAGGGGAAAAACTTGATTGAGGGCAAGCCGGTTAACCCTGTGAACACCACCTTTGCGGCGCTTCCCTTCGCTGCCCCGGCGCTCATGAAGCTGCCGGCTACTCAGAACCTGATGGCAAGGCTCAAGGGAAAGGTTCCAGGTGTGCCCGAGTCCGTCCAGCAGGCGTTCAACGAAGAGGCTGTCACCGGACCGATCCAGCGCTTCGAGGAAATGAAGCCAACGCTGCTTCACCTGGAAAAGCAGGTTGCCCAAGAGGGCGCCCAGCTGGGCAAGGGCGCTACCGGCCGGGAGCAGCTCGGCAAGATCATGTTTGAACGTAGCCGCAAGGCGGCAGCGAAGGGTCCGACTCTGCCGGCGCCCGAGGTGGTCAAGCCGACAGCGGCAGATCCGGCGCTATCCAAGCAGTCAGCGCTGGTGG